GGATCTTTCTCTCTCTCATGGGAGGCGGGGAGAAGCATTCCATCGGGGAGATCCACTCCGAGGGGCTGCATATGTACGCCTACATCGAGGAGATCGACACGGCCAGGGCGGCATCGTGGGTGTCGGAGCTGAAGCGACTGGAGAAGCACGCCAAGCACTTGCGAACGGAGTTCGATCTGGGGTTTACTCCACCCATCCACTGCCACATCCACTGTTACGGTGGATCGGTCCATGCGGGGCAGGCAGTTGCGGAGGCAATCCGCCTTTGCAAGGTTCCTGTCTACACCTACATTGAAGGAGGTGTTGCCTCAGCGGCTACTCTGATCTCTATCATGGGTAGCCAAAGGTTCATCACCCGCAACTCCACCATGCTCATCCATCAGTTGAGCGCCGGGTTCTGGGGAACCCACGAGAACTTCAAGGATGAGATGGAAAACCAGTCCCTGCTCATGAACATCGCCAACGCGATGTACAAAGAGCGGACAAAGATCCCCACCAAGAAGCTTGAGAAGCTTCTCAAGCGGGATCTTTGGATGGACTCCAAGAAGGCCCTCAAGTGGGGCTTTGTGGACAAGATCCTATGATCACAGAACAAATCAGATCCCTCCGGTGGAGTACCGCTGCGAAAGAGATCCACACGCGATGGGGAGATCTTTCGCAGGAAGAGATCCACACCATCGCGGAAGCCTGGATTGAAGCAGGGCCTTACTACTATGCCAAGGCCCTGCTTCAAAAGATCTCCTCTCCCTTCATGCAAGAGAGAATTCAAACCATTGAGGCGCAGGAAGAAGCACGTCTCCTCGCCTACTTCGGAACACTGGACCCGAAGTTACGGGCTGAGTTCTGGTGGGAAGAGCTGAAACAGGCGGTCCCTGAGATCACCCCTTCCTCCGTGCGCATAGATTGTGAAGGTCTTCTGACCTTTACGTGGTCACACCCCAACATGGTCCTGGAGATCTCCTTCGAAGGGGATTTTGTGATCTGGGTGGCACACGACCACGTTCACAACAAAAGTGCGTGCGGTGAAGGGAGTATCACACCCCAACTCAAAGATTGGCTTGCCCTCACTGCTCAGCCCTTTTAAATTCATGTCTCTTCTGGTGTAGGATACCACTGACGATCCCTTACCCTCTTTGAGGTTGATCCGTGGCATCCGAACACATCCTTCTCTTCCGAAAGCCCCTATCAAGATCCATTGCCTCGAATGTATTGGAGCATGGCACAGGCGGGTTGAATATCGACGGGTGCAGAATCCCGACATCAGACCCCCTCAGAGGTGGAGGGTTTGATAAAGATCACCCTCCTGTAGACATACATGAGGCTTGGTTGAGGCCCTGGATGTTGGACCCTGAAGCCAGGGAGAGACATGCACAGAATGTACGGGAGAACAACAAGCGAGCAGAGATGCTTGGCCGTTGGCCTGCCAACATCATTCACGATGGAAGTGAAGAGGTGACCTCAGGGTTCCCTGAACGAAATTCCCCAGGACCGGGAGCAAGCGGATCTTGGGGATTCACCGAATCAAGGGGTTGGAATAAAAACAACATCCCGAAATTCAATCCTGACGTGAAAAAAACCTCAAATAAAGAGTCTGGTTCGACATCCAGATATTTCTACCAAGTGAAACCTGAAGATCAACCACAGGTACTTAACACCATGAACAACCCGTCCTTTAAAGTGCTTGAAGGTGACAGCCTTCATGTCCTCAAGACCTTACCTGAGAACAGTGTCGAGGCTATCGTGACAGACCCTCCCTATGGTTTGTCACAACACAAGCAATCCGACATTGAGAAGTGCCTCCAGGCTTGGTTGAGTGGAAAACCCTACGAACACAAATCCAAGGGGTTCATGGGGAAGTCATGGGATTCTTTCGTTCCGGGACCTGAGTTGTGGAGAGAGGTTTATCGTGTCCTCAAACCCGGCGGGCATGTCCTGGCCTTTGCAGGGACACGCACGCAAGACCTCATGGGGATTGCTCTCCGACTCGCAGGGTTTGAGTACCGGGATTGCATCATGTGGATCTACGGCTGCTTGAGTGAAGACACTGAGGTATTCGTTAACACCTACTGGACCCCTCATTCCACGCTCAAGGTGGGGGACTTAACAACATGTTTCGATCCCTCCACAGGGGATTTGTCCCAACAGCCCATCGAAGAGATCGTGCGCTATCAATACGACGATAGGGCGTACACCATCACCTCAGGGGACACCTCCCAATTGGTTTCAAAAAACCATCGTTGCTTGATCTGGAATGGTGAAGCATGGGTCTATGAATTTGCCGAAAACCTACCCCCTGAAATTGTAGTCCCTGTTTACAAATATGACTCTCAGGGAAGAGCCGGGGTCCACCAATCCCAGGCAAATGTTCTTGAAACTCACTACAAAGGTATCATGTGGTGCATCAAAGTACCCACCGGGGCTTTTATGGCACGCCGCCACGATCAAGTCTTCATTACAGGAAACAGCGGGTTTCCGAAAAGCCTGAACATCTCCAAGGCCATTGACAAGGAAGCAGGGGCAGAGAGGGAAGTCAAAGAGACCAGGCCCAATGATAAAGCAGGGAAGGGACGGGTTTTAAACTTTTCTACGGACAAGATCTCTGAATCCTACAGCGTGACCGTCCCTGCAACAGAAGAGGCGAAGAAATGGGATGGTTGGGGATCATCCCTGAAGCCAGCCTATGAGCCTGTACTTATGTTCCGTAAGCCTATTGAAGGGACCGTTGCCTCCAACGTGATTGAACATGGAACGGGGGGCTTGAACATTGATGGGTGTCGCGTCCCTACAGGGGAATCCACCGTCAGGGCCAATTCAACCAGCCTTGGCTCCAGTGGTCATGGGATTTATGGGGAAGGTCAAGGTGGGACATGGGGTGCCGAAGCTGGGGAGGGGAGGTGGCCTGCCAACATCATTCACGATGGGAGCGAGGAAGTCACCTGTAATTTTCCGAACACCACATCGGGCAAGGTTTCTGAACTCATAGGAGCCTACCCTGGAGAGAGCAACACAAGGTTCCTCCGAGGTTCAACCGGACCCCACAACACACATGGCGATTCAGGGTCAGCCGCTCGCTTCTTCTACTGTTCAAAGGCGGGTAAGAGAGACAGGGATGAGGGTCTGGAAAGATTCCAGACCAAAGCAGGACACGAAATGTGTGATCGGGAGGAGGGATCAGCGGGGTCACAAAACCCAAGGGCTGGCACTCGACATGAGGGGAAGAACCACCACGCCACAGTGAAGCCCACCGATCTCATGCGCTACCTCTGCCGTCTTATCACCCCCCCGGGGGGAACCGTCCTTGATCCATTCAACGGTTCTGGGTCTACGGGCAAAGCGGCTGTTCTGGAGGGGTTCAATTACATCGGCGTCGAGATCGATGAGGAGTACGCCAGAATCTCCAGAGCACGCATTGCACACGCGCTCAACATGGATCCCAATGAAGAACGAGAGGGGGATTCATCCCCAGACGAGGATGAAGATGGAGAAGATTCCACAGACCTTTTCTTCCCATGAAGGAAATGAGACATGAACTACCAAAACCTTTTGACCAATCTATTCCTCGGAATCTCCTTGGGATATACCAAAGTACGTTTTGTCTATCCCCAAGGCCCCAAAGAGTTCTCCCTTACCTTTGAGTTTAAAAGAACCGATTACGCACCAGAAGGTCGATGCAAACTCACCATCAACGCTCAGGAAGAGCGTTGTTATTTCAAATGGGAGGGAAAGAAAAAGGTAATCTGCCCCCTTCCCAAAGACCATGGGGACATTGAGGGGATAGATCTCATCCTTGGAGAGATATGGAGATCTTTGACACATGAAACCTGAGATACACTTGAAGGACCCTCACGGGGTCATCTCCAAGACCCTGATCTACCAACACAATGTTGTGTGCCTCTCACATGATGGTGAGATATATCTTGAGAGTGAAATGAGGGATGAATCCCACTGGTGGTTTGAGTTCCGTTCAATACACCTTAAGAAATGTACGGTAGGCATACCGATAGGACACCTCCCCTATGATATGCCCCTCTTCCGAACGGACAAAAGAAACACATGGATCACGAGCCTTGACCTATGACAACATACCTCAAGCATCTGGCACTCCTCAACGGAGTCCTCGCCATCAGCGTCTCCCTCTCTCTGATCTATCACGATCTGGATTGTGAAGGATTGTACCTCCGTTCGGCGCGAACGGAGGTAGGGCTGCTTGGTATCATCCTGCTCGTGGCTCTGTATGTGTTTGAACGCACGAAGTAAGACTAGACGTTACCTTTCGCCTTCCTGAACTTCATCTCTGCCTGCCTCCCCCGAAACTCCTCCATGCTTGAACATTCCCAGAGAAGGTTCTCCATGTCAGAGGGGGTGAGATGAAGGTTCATCCCCTCCAACTCCTTTTGCACCTCATGAGAGTCCAGGCCGGGAGCCATATGCTTGAAGAAGTGATGGAGATCACGGAGGGGTGGAGTCTCTATGGACACCCAACGATCTGTCCTCCCTGAGCGCCGAAACGCAACATCAAGACGCTCAGGGTAATTGGTTGTAAGGATCATGATCATGCCATGGGGGGTATAGGGACCATCCATGGCATTGAGCAAAACATTCAACACACCCCCCTCTTCATCATCCTCATCCCCCGATTCAGGTTTTCGATCCAGCTCTCCCATCAGACAATCCACATCTTCAAGAAGAAGGATACTTTCATGGTATTCGCTCATGGCACGAACTAAATCCGTGCCAGACTTCAGAGGTGGAATGACACGAACGTCTTTACCTGCAACGGTCGCCAACCATAAGGCGAGCGTGCTCTTCCCCGTGCCAGGATCCCCCGATAAGAGATAGACCCTCTTGTAGAGACGGCCAGATTCCCGATAACGTTCTTCACTCTCCATGAAGGTCAAGATGTCCTTCGACAGATCCCCCAACAGATCAGACTTGTAAGCCAGGGAACCCACGGGACGAGGAACACGCTTGACAGAAACCGTCTCATGAGGTCTCCCCAGAACAAGCGTTAGAAGGCGACGACGTTCCTCCCCCTGACGTTCCCTCAAAGAAGTCAGATACCGTTGCTCCCAATCCCCGGCTCGGAAACGAAGGGTCGTAACGATGATGTTGTCTCCATAGAACCCCACCTCATCCCGTGCAGAATAGTACCTGTAATAAACCTGCACCCAACGTCCCAGAATCTTGCAGTAGTACGTCCCATAGTCGATATCTGCCCTCTTCGCATTAGAACTCAACGCAAACCCAAGAGGACCCACAGAATGATTCCTCACATCCTCAAGGATATGGGAATGTAACGAGGAGTCATCAATTCGATAGGAACAAAAGATGGAGTCTTTTACGAAATTCTTGATGTGGGGGAAAACCTCCTTCAGGATAGAGAGGATCACCGCCCACAAGCCGATAAGGCCCGTGAATTCCGACACGTTGAACATGTTACCTCTTGAAATTCAGGGAGTGAAGAAGAGATCATTCAACGTAGACTCTTCCTTCTCAGGGGTTTTATAATCCAATCCCAGCACTCTTGATTTTGCAAGATCAAGGTAACTGGAGTTGAGATCCAACCCTACATAATCCCTCCCTTGCTGAAGGGCAACCATGCCCGTTGTAGCAGACCCGCTGAAGATATCCATCACCGTTGCAGGGATTGGTTGGATGTTAACACAAGAACAAGAAGGTTTCCACCCCTTGAAGGATCGCTTCGCGGGTTGAGATTCCCTCACCGCACGGGACAAACTACCCCCATAAGGATTGCCGTCTCTAAAATTAGGATTCCCATAAGTTCCTGCATACGCTTCTTTTTTCAATCGAGTAGAAGCCTCTACAATCTCCCAATCCCTCTCAAAAGGTGAACCACATTGATCACAAACACCATATTCAGAAGTAGAAGCCTTGATGCACATTTCAGGCAATTTCGGTGGAAAACACGCAAAGTGGGAACCTGAATAAGGAACCGTTTTGATGTGCCACACTGATCTCACATTCGCACCACCTAAATCACACTTTGGAACCTCGTGATGCAAGGTTTGGCGATCAACGTCCTGTGCGTCACTATCTCTATGAGAACTCGTATGCGGATTCCTCATGGAATGTGGTTTGCTGAATGACGAATATTTCTCACGCAAAGAATCTTGGTCAAAGTAGTAACGTCCAGCAGATTTCGGATGTGCAAACATGAACAAATACTCATGCGACTTGGTACATCGATCCCGGACAGATTCAGGCATAGCCTTACCCAGGCGCACCTCACCTGAGATCCCCTTAGCCCAGATGATATCTTGACGGAGCACCCATCCCCGATCTTGAAGCGCAAGAGCCAATCTCCACGGGACACACACAAGAGACTTAGAAGGAAGTTCATCGAAAAACCTATTTGGACAGGTTTTTCGATCCGAAGACCAATTCAGATCCTTTTGAGCAAGGGGATCGACAGAACATAAACCATCTGAAATATATGTGTCCCCCATATTCACCCAAAGCAACCCATCTTTACGTAAAACCCTCTTCAATTCATCAAAAAGGTCGCACAGGTGACTTACAAAGTCATTATAATGACTTTCAAATCCAAGTTGACCTCTCCATGCACCGCAATGCACGCAAACATCTTCCGGTGAGAAATGATGAGAACAAGAAGCATCCCCTCCCCACACTTCGGGAGGATTTCCATAATCCCTCAATCCCCAATAAGGTGGAGATGTGATCACGGTATGAACAGAATGATCGGGCAAAGTCTCAAGACTCTCCCTACAACTCTGCCCGTAAATCAAACGTGCATTGGGGGATTTAGGGTTGGGTAATCGCAGAATAACTTCTTGTAACATAAAACCTACCTCTTGAAATTCAGACCCCGATAGTACAAGACATCCCGTATGTGTTCCAGCGTCCCCACATTCCCAAAGGGTACTTCACCCATTTGAGCGGGGAAATCAAGCAACCACCTGTTTGAAAGATTCTCCCTCCACGAGAGGGAGAAGGGGCCGCCAAAGTCAAAGCTCAACTCCAGATGCTTCCCCTCGACCAAAATACCCGTGAATCCCCACAGCGGAGGGAAAGCCCCTCGTAGAGCCTCCAGCGCCTCCAACAGCCTCTTCTCATGAGGGGATGGACCTTCACCTAAAGGCACGATCCTTCGAGTTTCCCAATCCCGCTTCAACTCTCCGAAAGCAATCAACCTCAACACAGCCTCATTGATCTGTGTCGGTGTGTACTCAGGGTGCTTTACATGCACCCCCTTGACAATCTCCTGCGTGTAGAGGAGATCCCAGGTCTCCCGTAAGAAACTCAGGACACACGCATCCACTTCTGTCATGTTTTGTTTCAACTCACAGTTCGATCTCTTAGAGGCGAACCGTCAAAGGTCAACCAACCCCCCCCCCGTGGCACCTCTACGTGAAGAGAGGGTGGAGGGTCAAGAAATGAAACTCCGTGGGCTGAGCGTACCACGGGAGAGGTGGGGACCGAAAGCAGAACGAATTCCAATGCCGTACTTCGGTTGTTGAAGTCCCTTGACAATGTTGACCGTATCCTTCTTGGCCTGAATTGCTTGCTGAAATTGCTGCTCAGCGTTGTTCTTCAGGGACTCATATTTGGAGGATCGCTCAATGTCCAGGGATATTCCACCGATGGAATATGAGAATTCGTCGTGGATCCAGTTGCGAGACAAGGCGAACATGGCATGAACAATCGCCCCCCACAGGATCACAGTCCTCCACGAAGCCGTAAAGGGGGTGAGAAGCATCTTGTTCAGGGAGCAGACCATGCTTGCTGTGTTGGGTGGGTACATGTTCCACCAGTCCAGAGATGCTCGCAAGTATTCAATCAGCTCCAGATCTTCCCACACGAAACCAAAGATCCGGTTGTACTGATTGATCTGTGACTCATGTTCAGGTGGGGCGAAGTGATAATGACGGTCAGGTGAATTCGAGATGCAAATACCTGAGTTCAGGGCAAAGAAGTTGTGATGCTTCCCCACGGTTAAGTCGTACATGAACGGTCGGGGGTCCACCCGTCGTACAGACGTGACCTTGATGGGAGCGCCACCCCTTACCTCCCTCCCTTGAAGCTCCATTCCTACCGTAACCGACTCTGCCTCTATCTTCTCCACGGGGCTCGTGAACACTTTATGCCCTCCCGTAAAGACAGATGAACCCTTTGAGGTTGAGATCTCCCAATAGGTCTCCCAGGGGAGTTGAGTACGCTTCACGTCCAAGATGGGCTGGAAGGACACAGATCCATCTGGATCTATCGACCACGTTGTCAATCGACCCTCACGAAAGGCAACAACCACATCCTCTTCAAAACGACCCACAGGGTGCTCCACCCCTCGTGTGATGTCAAAGAGCCTCTTCAAGGTAAGGATCGAAGCACTCTCAGAGAAATTCTCCCCCTTAACCCTCAGTAGAATTCGCTCCTCTCCGTCCACACACCAATCCCTCAAGAGAATTCTCAACGAACGAACCAATCCCTGTTCCTGTGAACTCAAGCCAAGAGGGTTCTCCGTCGCGGTAGCGGTCACAGAGAGTACTTCAAACTCCTGAACAATCTCAACCAGGGGATACCCGGGAAACTCCCTGAACCTCCAACGTATGCGATAGGTCCCTGCCGTAGCAAGGGCAGGGACCTGCAAAGCCGCGAAGTACTCACCTACCGCTGGATTGACCGGGATACGCTCAGGGGGACCTATCAGGACTTCCGTAGGGACAGGGATGGGATCTACGAAATAGATCGCATACGTGATCTCAGCGGCATTTGTGGGGTTACCATCCACATTCTCCAAGAGAAGAGTGAGATCTCCTCTCCCTAAAACCTGCCCCGGATTGAATGGAGTTGGCATTTAGAATCACCTCGAAAAAACCAACTGTCCTGCCAATCTTTTCAAGCGAGAACCAACCCTACCTGCCTTGATCTGAGAGAAGGGTTTAGGAGTGAAGTACTTATCCCTCTCAATGCCCTGAATATTTGGATGTGTCTTACCAAAGATCACAGCTTTCCGGTTCTTGAGTTCACTCAATGAAAAGTAACCCATCTCCCATCCATGACCCAGATTCACCGCACCAAAAAACTCATCCACCCCATCAAACTCAAAACCGACCCACGTCCCTTGACCGTAAGGGTTGAAGTAGTAGACATACGCAATGGGGTCATCCTCATGCTCTTGAGATCTCAAGGGAGGGAGAGACCTCCTCACCGTCTGAGGCATGAGTTCAATTTTACGGGATGTCCTCACCGAGCCCTGTTTTCTGAGATTGATCCCTGCACGATTGAGGTCTGCGAACCATCCAATAGGATGATATCCGGGCTCCTCATCGTCCACATCCACGGGCCTCCGATGAACCACCGAGTAGACATAGAAGCCAAGCTCGGATACCTCTATGGCCGCCCCACGAGGACCTTGAAAGAAGATACCGTGCATCTTCTTATCATCAAGCCAGTAATCCCCCTCCACCACACGCACGTTCTTGACGTCACGAACGGCTTGAATGGCTTGCTTCTTCTGGCGAAGATCCCAAGGTCCTTCAAAGGTTTCCCCCTTTGGGGGAAACCACAGGAGATCACCTATGAAAACCGTGTTAGGCATCACAAACTCTCGGTGGCATTGGCAGGGGTCAGGCGAACCCCCGTGTAATCAAACACTGCACAAACGGGGTGTGACCCATCCGTGCCCAGGTTGTTGCCGAACATGTCCTGAGCACGCTCACGAGAAGAACCCGCTGCATAGGAATATGAGGGGTTGTTGAATGCGATAGGACCTGCAAGATGAGAGAGCACACCCTCAGCCGCAGAGATCCTGAGCGCCCCCGTCAAAACCAGACGACGGATGTCCTGAAACCCATCCTCATCCCGTGCAAGGAAATCTCCCGTGGCATAGAACGTAGTCCCGCCGTTGGCAACCACATCCTGAGCCGCCACCAGAACATCACGATCCGCCTCATTCAGAAACGCACCACCACCGTTGACACCCACGATGGTATGCGCCCTTGAACGATAAACTTCACCCGAGAGAATCCTCAAGATGTCCTCCACGGACCCAAAGCTCAAAGAATCTCCTGATGCCCCATTCAAGTCCGTTGAGGCAACGATAACAGACAAGAGGGTGTTGATCTGAGCCAAGGTCAAATCCACACCTGCTTCAACCGCAGTGAGGATGATCCCCGCCATCCCTGCCGCCTCACCGGGAGTCGCAGGATTGGCCGCCGCCGCAACAACCCCACCCGGCTGAACACGCTCCCGGATGTACGCAGCAAGACCAAACGTGGCAACTGTAGTAGCTGCAACGTCGTTACCACCACCCGTGGTGTCATCGTCTGCAAGGGCCGTCAAGGGGACCGTGTGGATTGAGCCTGAGACATACGAGTCTCCATTGACCGTCGTTGTCCCAGGAACATCCCAACCAAAGCTGAGGTATCCCGACTGACCTTGAGGATCAATCACGGAATTCCGCAACGACGTGTTAGGCACAAGATCCGTCACTTGAATGTTCATCCCCGCAAGATCGGTCCTTCGGGGAATGATATATGCGCGATCAACCATGATAGAAACCTCCCTGAACCCTAAAGAATGTCATTTGAAGAAAGGCCGAAAAAGCAAAAGCTCTCACCAATCATCAATCCATGACCATTTCCCAAAATTGCGTATATAGGCTTTATACGCAATTTTCTCTATTTCTAGGGTATCCGCCGCCGCCCGCGATTCCTCCTCACCGAAATTGTTTGGAAAGACACCCGTAGATTTGTGTACTGATCCAACTAAATGTTGGAAAAACTTAACTATGGCTTTCAAGATGGGACCATCATCTTTCACACGAACCACATGTGGGACATTCCCATCTCCCAAAAGACCGTTTTCTCTAAAAAACGACTCCACCACATGTCGATTTTTTGGAGTCTTGAACATATTCAAGACACGTTTTGATGTCATATCAAAATAAGGGAGCCACTCCTCAAAACTAAAAGTCAACTCCAAATTTAAAGTTAGATCTCTGGATCTCCGCACTTTCAGAGAGAAATACTTCCCTGCTATCCGTTTCATATCACTTCCCCGGTTGCCTTGTAAACCACAAGAGCACGACCCACACCCGTTGAGGGCAACGCCGTTGCATCCAAGAACGTTGCTGTTCCACCTGCACCATAGGTGAAAGATCCGTTCTGGAACACAAACGCCGTGTCCACAAGATGACTCAAGTTCCCTTCCAACACCGAGATGTGAAGCTCAGGCGTATCCACCACCATCCTGAACTCACGGTAATTCAAGTCTGCCGTCGCAGGAACAGTCACCGACACACCTGCACCCAGCAAACGATTCGTAACCACCGCCTGCGAAACATTCGATGTATCCACCGTGGGCTGATTGAAGGGCGACCTTCCCCCAGGTCCTGAGAGGGGCAACCTCACCCTTGAAGGTGCAGTCACAAATGCGCCCACCCTCGCAGGGAGGAAGGCATTTGCAGCCCCCGATACCGCTGTGTCTTCGACAATGCGGTAGACCTCCCCTGAGAGGATTCGAAGCAACTCCTCCACGGTCCCCGTAGATGCACCCAGGGTGCCGTCAAAGTCATTGCCAGCGCCAAGGACACCTGCAACCACGGCATTCAGATCCGCCGCCTGGAGGGTTGAACCTGCAACCACCCGCGCAAAGATCGCATCCGTCATGTCTGACGCATCCGCCGCCGTGATCGCAAGATTACCTCCCGTGGTATCCTCCACCACATCAATAAGATAAACCTGCACCCCGTAAGCGGTCTGATCAATGCGCCTCACGCCAGCATCGTTGGTCAACGTAAACGCATCCGCTTGAGGATAATGCGTCACATATCCCGTCTGACCGGCAGGCGTGTAGGGAAAATTCCTTTGCGAGGTGTTGGGTACAAGATCCAACACCTGCAAAGCATTCTCATCCAAGTCATTCCTCGCCAACACCATGTATGCTCTTGCCATTGAATTTCAATCTCCTATCAAACCAAAACGTTGCCATTGTCATCATAAACAACAACAATGCGTGCATTGTTCACCGTAGGAAAGCTTGCAGGAGTTCCCGTGGTCACGTTGCTGGAGGGGAAGAGATCCACACCGTTTGCGAACGTCGCAAGGTGTCCAAGCAAAAGAGACTCTTGCAATGAACCACCGTCGTAGGTGGAGCGAATCGGCTTCACCTCTCGGTTCTCAACCAAACCCGCAGGGGATGTGATTTGAGCAGGATCGAAGATGGTCACTGCCGTCGTAAACGACCCGTCATTCTCCGAAGTCCAGTGATCCCCATCATCAATGACCGAACCCGCAGGGAGGAAGAATCCACGTCCTGACATGATGGACAGAAGCTCAAGCAGAGTCCCCGTCGTGTCCGCTGCACCAAGAGCCGCACCCGCAGCCGCAAGGATCGCATTCACAACCGCCGTGGTCAACGACAAACCACCGTCCACGCGAGCAACCAGAGCATCGGCCACGGCCACAAGCAACGCAGGGGTCCAAGCATCCGTTGCACGCTCAAGCGCATCTCCTGAGAGGACGATGGTCACCGCATTGTTGGTCGCCAGCGTGAGATCACCAGGGAACCCGGACTCCGAAGCCGTCAAGGTCAGGAAATCATCCCCCACCAGAGCCTGAACCGCAGTAACTGTCACATCATTGTTAGCAGCCTCAATCAACGCCTGAGACGCAGCGTCGTTGATTGCCGCCACCAAAGAAGCGATGGTCAACGCATCCGTTCCGGTGTCCGCAACGTCATTGAATTCCTGAGCCGCAGGGTCGGCACCGCCGTTGACCGCCGTGAACACCACGCCTCCAATGGTCACGGTATCACCCGCACCAATGTTCACAGACTGAATGGTCCCCTCTGCAACCAGATCTCCACCCGGCTCCACCCTTGAAGCAAGCCAAGCCCTGAGACCGTAAGCATCAAACACCACCGCCCCGTTGGCATCAATGATGACATCATCATTCTGAAGACGATTCACATACCGAGTCTGACCCGGAGGATCGTAGATAAGGTTCCTCAACGAAGTGTTTGGGAACAGATCAAGGATATTCACAACCCCATCGGGGATATCCGTGCGTGACAAGCAGATGAAAGGCATAGTAAATCTACCTCCAAGGTAACGAATGGACCACTCATCTCATCTCTCTGGAGATGCTATAATCACTCCATTCAAATCAGATTCCAATAGACAGATCCAAAACACCAGAAATGGTAAAAGGAACCCCATTTGCCGCAACTCCCGTGTTCTCTGTGGAGGCAACAAATATCCTCTTCACTCCACCGAAGGTAATGGTCTCCTCCAGAAAGGGGAGTTGGATCATAGACTCCCCCTCATTGAAGGAATACAGGAGGCCGATTGCAGGGTCCACGTTTCGAATCGTAACCGTTCCCGGACGTGGAAGGACAATCGACATGACCGGTGGCAGTTGACCATCCAGATTCCGGGGTGGGGTAGAACCCGCCAAGGCGCCCGTGTTGGCAGGTGCAGTGCCCTGAATGTTGATCGGTGCGTTGGGGAAACTGAAGAAATTTGGGGGTGGTACAAGATAAATGGGACCAAGGACCGGATCACCATTATTCACCACCCCCTGAATGGTCTCCCATGCACCAAGAGTTATGCGCAGGTCTTGAATCCGTACATAAAGGTATTGCGTGTCCAGGGGCATCTCAGGGAGGGTGTTGTAATCATCCAGATCAAAGATCACCCTCGACCAGTGACGGATATCCGATCCGTCAATCAACATGCCCCTCCTCTGACGCACAATGTTCGTTGAACGGAACGCAGAACGCGCGCTCACCTCTGCAAATTGGACAGGCCCGGCACCCCCCACATCCGAGGTGCCACCACCAGCCGCATCATATTCTCCATAGCAATCGTCCAGATTCCTATGGCCCCAAAGGCGGTATGCAGACACGTTGGGGTCTGCATTTCGGATCATGAGATGTATGAAGTGGTCGTGCCTTGAATCCAACTCAGCCGTCGTCATGATTTAAATCCCTGCTTCTCACGCTCAATCTTGGCATCATAGGTTGAGGTAGCCTTGCCCTCACTCGCAGCGAGCTTCTTTGCCTCAGACCACGAAGAGACCACCTCACCATTGACGTTGGGCAATAGACGCATTCCCGGAGATTGCTCTTTCAAGAACTCCGTTTGCTTGGTCACCAGACGTTCATTCTTGGATCTCATTTGTGCGGTGATACGCCCATTCTTGGACGCCCAATCATCTCCGGGGAGATTGAAGTTCACCGTAGTTACACACCTCTGACAGGAGGAGGAACCACACGCATCACACACTTGGGGTTGATCGTAATCCTTCAACTTCAAGATCCGATCAAACCTGTGCTTACAATCACCACACTCAAAAACATACATGGGCATGTGCCAATCTCCCTTTCAATCTCAAGACTGAGTAGACGTGTTTGCAGACAAGATTCACCCCATCAGGATCCCGCAAACGGGGTTCCGTTGCCAAACCCTGAGGCGCATCTCCATACAAATACCCACCCTTCAAAGCCCAATGCTCCGGCCCCTGATACCTCCAGAACGGACAGGAACAGGACAACTTCAAAGCACCCGTGTCATCCACACCTACCTTGACGTGATAGGCACCCTTACCGGAAGCGCTCCTCACCTCAAACGAATCACCGCCCCGTGAATCCACCTGCAACCCTTCGGAAGCCTCTATGACATCAGGATTCAATCCTTGAAGCGACAAGGCCGCAGAACGATACGTCCTCCATCTCTCCTGAGTACGCTTCACATCCGAATCCAAAGGCAAAACCTTGGCGCTGGATCCCTGATCCGGTGAGGGATTCCCCACGCTCAAATCCGAAGGTCCCCCGGGAGTCTCAGAACGTTCCACAGGCTGACCCTCCCCAAACGGTAAGCCATCCCTCGGATGAAACTCCTCCCGGTAGAACGTCGCCAACAGACGTGCCATCTTGGGCGCACGTTTCTTGTTCTTGTCCTTGGATTTATACTTCTTGTAATAATCCTTGTGGTACTTCTTCAACTCATTCTTTCGCCTCTTGTACCGTTTCTTCAGATCCAATCTCCGGCCCGGATCTCTCTTGTACCTGAGACGATCCTCCCGTTGCGTTATCCTCGTCTTCTGATTCATCCGCCTACGGTGGTAGACAGGACGTGACCACCGGTAAGCGAGCTTGCGCAAACGAGCGAATTTCCGCTTGAAGCGTTCCTTATGCTTCCTGCGAATCTTTTGCTGTCTCTTGAAAGAGGGGTTCCTCTTGATCTTCTTGTACCTCTTTCGTGCCTTCAACTTGGCGCGAGCTTTGTTCCTCTTGTACCACTGCTTTGACTTGATCTTCTTGATGCCACGTTGCTTCTTTTGCCGTTTCTTCGGCGTCTGTCTGACTTGTATGGGCGCTGCAATCCTTCCATTCAAGAAGCACTCATCCGCAGAGGCGAAGAACCTGTCAATGCACTCCTCCCCCATGAAGAAAGCCGACTCCAGAAAATCAGCGATATCCTCTTCATGCAGCTCACCCGTAAAGAAGTCCCTCCAGAGAACATCCCCATCCTCATCAATGCCTAAGACCTCCCCGTGCGTTCTCAGGTCTCTATGCAGGAATGACGGATTCACACCCAGGGTCTCCTCTGCTTCAACGTATGTCCCTGATCCATGTAAGGCGAGCCATACTCCTCCCCTTCCTCCGGGATCGTTCGTGCCTTTTCCCATGAGGATCGTTCAGGCAACTCCATAGACCATGAAGACAATCGCTCAGGCGAGTGAACGTGAGGTTGGGGTATATGCTGAACCCTGTTATCATCCCAGGATTCACGCTCACGCGGGAGGGGAAGAGGACGCTCAGGATAGGATTCAGGGGGCAATCCTTTCTGAGACCTCAACGTCGTAAAGGTGTCCGGTCCCGTTAATGGAGCCCTGTACCCACGCCGTGAAAGGTAGCGATCTGCGAGGATATGTGCAGCTAAACGCAATTGAGGACGGACAAAGAAGGTGGATTCCACCGCATCATTCACCCATGCCTTTGAGCTTTGAGGGAGACGTGATCCAAAGAAATCATCCCCCATCTTGATCAAGGCATACGAGGTGCGATCCAACGTAGTCTCCAAACGATCCATGCGGTCTGGCAATGCGGTAATGACATCACCGAGAGCCTGATAGATCCTCTCCCTTTCCTCAGGGGGAGCCTGTTCCAGAACCTTCAAGGCACGGTTGATCAAATGTCTTATGGCGTGGGTATGCACACTTGCAGAGGTAACACCCTCCGTCAACAAAGCCCACGCGGCTTGACTGCTCCCCTTATGTCTTCTGGTCACATTCAACCTCCATCACCGGGAAGGAACTTACAGTCAAGCATGTGTATCAAAGATTAAACGCAAGAGGGGAGGCTGCGCAGCAGCAGCCTCCCCTCTTTTCATCTCAGAGATCCTCCTGAGCTTTGGGCTTTCTCCCCCTCTTCTTACCCCCTTCGACCTTGCCCTCTGCCCTAGCCTGACCTTCCTTAAAAGCCTTGAAGGCCAGGAACTCCTGAAACTCCTGATAATCCGGGTCGTCCCTGAACGATGACGATCTGGCAGAAGGGATCTTTGCCACGACCGGACCCGTGGACGAAATGCTTTCGGAAGAGTCACTCCGCTCAGGAACGAAGCCATCCACGCCAGCGATCAACCTCTCACTGCGCTTACGCACCGCAGGACCACCCGATTCCTGCACGAAGGCCATGCGGCGACCCTCTGAGCTGATCTCCTGAACCTCTTCATTTGCCGTGACATCAAACGTGTACTTCGTAGGCGTGTTCAGGCCCCGAACAGGTACATAGTCTCCAGCCTCAACCTTCGACTTTGCAGATCGCACCTCGCGACCCTTGAACGAAGCCACCGTGTCATGATCCTCGACCACCGCCTCAAGAGGAACCTCCTCCCTCGAACCGTCAGGATTCATACGGCTGAGGCTCGTAATGGCACGACGGGGGGCAAATCCCCCACCCACCTCATTCCCCTTCAGAACAAAGTAACCTCGATCAATGGCACCACGAATGGAGGGAGTAGGATAGTCCTCCCCGCCGTATTTCAGCACGTATCCATCCGTCTCAATCTCATCTCCCTCTTCGATCTTGATCTCATGCGCTCCAATGTAGATCGGAGATTCCGCGACATACTCCTTGAACTCGCCTTTCTTGTACAAGTTTTTCTTGACTTCCATTTTCTGTCAATACCCCTTCTGTTTGCCATGAATATCAACCCCCTTGGGTTGATGCAGGTTATCATACACACGAGGAATGAACATGAAATACGGTTTGGGATGTTTGGCGGATCCACACAACGATAAGTATTGGGATTTTGATGCACTCAAGCTCACTTCCCCCCAAAGTTCCGTCTCCCTACGTGAATTCTCAAGCTCCATTCACAATCAGGGAGGGACGGGATCCTGTGTCGCCAACGCCTGTGTCAAAGCGTTGGAGATCCGGGAGCGCATTCACCTTCACAAGGACAAGGGCATCCCTCTCTCAGATGTTCAACACACAGACCTCTCCAGGCTCCACCTCTACTACCTGTGCAGGGAGCTTATGAACCCCTCTCGGGTTGGAGAGGACAGCGGGACCTACATCTGGCTCTCCTGTGAAGTACTCTCCCGATTTGGGGTGTGCTCCGAAAAGACATGGCCCTTCAAGACCACCAAGGTCAACACCTCACCCACATGGAAGGTCATGCAGGAAGCCTACAGGAACAAGCATCCCGTGTCTTCCTACTACCGGATCAAAAGCTCAGGAGCGTCCCTTGTCAGTGATATCATCACAGCCCTGCACAACAACCATCCCGTGATCTTCGGAACCACCGTGGATTCACAATGGATGTCCTACTCCAACGGACAGATCTTGAAGCCCTGCGATCCCAAACAAATCCGTGGGAGGCACGCCACCACGTTAGTAGGATGGGATGCAGAAGAGGGGGTGTTCATCGGAGAGAACAGTTGGGGGAATTGGGGAGATCGGGGGTTCTACCGTATGGCACCCGAGACCATCAAACACAAGGACTCAAGAGACTTCTGGGTCATCAAAGGCTATTGGGAGAAATGAACATGAAACGCGCACTCACCCTGATTCCACTGGTGCTCTTGTTCTCTTGCATTGAACCCGATCCCATCCCTGATCCTGTCATTCCCTCAGCAGAGGAGTGTGAGGCGGCTTGTAAGAACCTCAAGCGTCTCGGGTGCCCTGAGGGAAATGACTTCACAGACGGGGAGGGACGTGTTGTGACGTGTGAAGCGTTCTGTGTCAACACACAGAACAAAGGTCATGACTTGAATCCATCTTGCGTGGCAAAAGTTTCCTCCTGCGAGGCCGTGGATTCCTGCTCCGAACGTTGAATCGGAGCAGGAATCCCAAGGATATTCTGCTTCCACTTGGGCCAAGTACGAACCACCTCTTCACACGCCTTAAGGTGCTTCAGAAATTCTTCCCGATCACTCATGTTTGTCCTCTGTATCTTGATCCGCCTTGATACTCGAATAGTCAATGAGGTTTCCCTCCTCATCCCACTCGAAATCAAAGTTCAAAGCTGAGGAATGCGGATTAGGTTCTTGTTCAAAGAACAAGTGATTCACTGCCACGTACCGGTGACTGCCTCCAATCTCCTTGTACCACTCCACATACTCGGGGCTTTCCTTACCTTTGAGATCAAAAGATACCAGGGCTGCACGGGAAGACTTGAACCCTTTCCAACTGCGATTGAAGATTGAGGCACGGAGCACGGACTTTTGATGCAGGAGGTACCGTGCCTGCAAAATCCCTTTCCCTGTCAAGGAGGCGAACCTTCTTGAAACCCAGAGCCAGATCCACGTTGCAAGGTAGGACCAGATGCCCTTCTTACCACCCGGCATGAAGGCTCTTGGAATTTCAGAGGGAACGGGTCTGCCCTTATCATCCACCTCCAATTGAACATCCCCCTTCTCAACCACACGAGGTAAAAGTTTTCCAGACCTCCACATGCTCAGGTCCTTCTTTACTCTTTCGGAGGATTCCTTGATGAACTCGGAGATAGAGTCATCCCCTCCCTCTGAATTCGAACCCTCAACATTGCTCTTGATCTCTTCGTCTTTCATTCTGATTCCTCATCGTTTTGACCTGAACTGACAGGCCGACACACCACGGGGGGACAATCCCCTCCTTCCTTCAGGAAGCGGAATTTCCTCCCCTCATAGTCAAAGTCGGATAATTGACGGGGATGTTCGATACCGTCCTTCTCATCCACAAGTTCAAAGAGACCATTCCCGCATTTACCCACAAGAGAATGCCATTCAAAAGCATTCAAACTCTCCCCAAACTCACAAATTGCGAAAACCTCTCCAGCAGATAAGTGAACACGATCAAACTTTTGAAGCAAATCCACGAACTCACTTTCCATTGAATTTAGACCCATTCCCTTCTCCTGAAATGAAAGCCAAAAGCGCCCAGACGTAAGTATACACAAGATGACGTAAATTTAGGAGGGGGAAAAATGAAAGAGGGGGTTGGATTAAATCCAACCCCCTCTTTCAGGGATGTAATGCTCAGGGCCTATCAGCGGGTGATCGTGAGCCTCTGGAGGGCGCGGGGGTTGTACGCCCCGATTCCCAACTGCTCAAAGATCGACCAGCCGATCTTACGCTCTGAGGGGTTGTCAGCCGAGAGAACCGTCAGCTCGGTGCGCACCGGAATGCGACCGAACAGCTCAGGCTCTCCACAGATGTACACGGTCCCCTGAGGCACCAGACGAGAGACCACGATCTGAGCACCCCAAAGGGTTGCCATCAGACCCGTCTTGAGCAGGACAGCCTGTGACTCAACGTCAAGGATGTCACGCCCGAACTTACGGAGGTCGCCGTAGTCACGGGCATTCATGTACACACGCGCGACGCGGATGTCATGACGCTCAATCAACGCAAACGCATCCGAGAGAACCGCGCCGGAGATCGGTGCCACCACGGGGATGTCAGGGTTCAACTGACCCGGAAGGGAGTCAAAACCCGCAACCGCGATGGTGTCAAGGATCGCAAAGACGCGCTCGTCCTCCTGAGCCTGAATCATCGCACGACCCAGATCCTGAGCACGCGCGATGAGGTCATACCGACGCTCCTTGATCTGGGTCAAGGGGATCGTCGGATTTGAGGCCAGCTCAAAGAGGGGGAAGTGAACACGCCTCGGCTTGAGAACCGCCTGGATGTTGTCTCCCTCTTCCGCGATCACGTATGCCGTGACATCAGGATCCTTGTCGTAGATGGGGAGAGCACCATCAGGAAGCTGCTCCACCAAGAACGTCTTGCGACCCACCGCAGCGTAGTCACGACGAGAACGAAGGGGTTGTGTCATCGACGCAGCAAGCTTGCTACGACCCGCAGGAGTCTTGATCAACTCCGAGATCACGCGGATTTTGTTGGCTTGCTCAACCCTTGGGTCCATTTCTTGACTCATTGTCAAGCCCTCCTATCAAATCCGCTGGTCATAGACGATCTCATTCTGCACTGCGTCCGCAGGCATCTTGAGCACGCCGATGATGGTTGCTCTACCGACCGCACCGTTGACAAATGACTCCGCAGTCATCGCAACAACATCTGTGCTGTCACGTCCACCGTCCGTACCGATCACCTCAGACGGCATGAGGTACCCGTTGCGAGAAGCAACGAGATTCATACCTGTGATGTAGGTGATCGCCGCACCCGCAGGTGAGTTGACGGCATCCGCGCTGTTCGCGATCAGGAAGGTCTCAAACAGTTGGTTGCCATACGTCCCTTGACCGGAGACATACGCACCCTTGCCCGAGGCGGTGCCGGGGGTATTCTCAAACGGATTCCCGAGAGAAGCGTTGATGAACACACCCAGCGCGCGATATCCAATCGCCTGCGCGTTGGCCGCAGCAATGGCTACCTGCGTTGCCGCAAGGCCAGGGCCGCCAACCATGTTCGATCCAGAATCAGGACGGGTGAAACACACTGAACCAGAAAGAACCCCGCGTCTTGTCTGGTCCACTTGTGACGACACGTTGGTCGCCACTGCCGGTGGGTTGGTTTGAGTGAACGAATCAGCGCTCAGGACACCAACGGTGTTTCGAATTCCCTGGTGGAGAATTCGCAGAGCACTGTTTGATTCTGTCCACGCACCCGAAGACTGTCCAAGCAAAGGCATTGTTGTCTTGCTCCCTGTCAGCTTGGTTGTGGCATAAACTCAATCATCTCCAAGTTGGAAATGATTGACCTCAATGTTATGGGGAGGCATATAAAGCCCAAAACGAAAAAAGGGCCGGGTTTCGTGAGAAACCCGGCCCTTTTTTCTACCTTGACGGTAGAGATGAATCAGGAGAAGTGCTTGGACACGTCAGGGCTGCTATCCCACAGACGCTCAAGATCCCTGTCCGATGCCCTCCGGCTCGGAGACGGAACCTGATTGATCTTCTTGGCACCCGCGTTGCGAGCTTGAGGCTGAGGACGCTGAGAAGCATGGTGCATTCCCATCGCATCCATCATGTCATCATCCTCCGCAAAGAACTCCGCAAGATCCTCATCCGAACCCATGGGGTCCATCAGATCCTCTTCGAGATCCGCGAGGATATCATCCTCATGCGTCGCCATATCAGGGCCACATGCCTTCTGAGACTTGCGGGGATTCTTCTTGGCTTTCTTGCCAGATTCCTTCCCCTGCTCCGCATCCTCATCCTCATCGGAAGCCTTGCGACCAACGGACTTGCGATCCCGAATGGAAATCTTGCCTTTGGCATTGGATTTCCGCGCCGCTTCCTTCTTGGTCTCCTGCTCCGCATCCTCCTCAGACTCATCCTCAGACTCATCCTCGTCGGAATCGTCCTCGTCCTCATCATCCGCTGCGTTGCGACGATTCACACGCTTGGAAGCTTCCTTCTTGGTCTCGTCCTCTTCGGATTCGTCCTCTTCGGATTCGTCCTCTTCAGAATCGTCCTCCTCTTCGGCACGACGATTCCTGACAGCCTTCTGCTTGCGTGAGGCTTCCTTCTTGGTCTCCTCCTCAGACTCATCCTCACCTTCCGCTTCCTCCTCTTCCTCCGCAGCAACACGGATGAGGTTGAGGATCAGGTCATTCTTCCGAGAAGCAGAACGGACCATCTGAGTGAGGTTCTGAACGCTCGCCTGGAGGGAGGCCATCTGATTCCACATAGCCATCATGGGATCATCGTCATCATCCTCCCCGAACGCGGAGTTGTCGCTCTGACCCCAATCATCTCCACCCCAATTCGCCTCAACACCATCATCATCAGCGAGGAAATCCATGTCATCGTCTTCATTGATGAAGAGGTCTTCCTCAAAGTCCTCCTCAAACATGGAATCATCCCAATTCGCAAGGAATCCCGCAGCATACTTCGGGAGCGCCTTTTCGATCTTGGAGTCAGACCACTTGTTCATGATCTGATCCGCACGACGCATCAAAGCTTCATCCGAAGCCTTCTTGCCAAGCATCCCCTCCGCAATCGCGAGGCAACGCACCGCCTTGTTGTAAGCCTTCTTCCTCATAGCCCTCACCTTCCTTGAAGCACGCTTCCCCGCAGGATGATCCGATCCCTCATCAGGGTATGCGGGATGAGCGCTGTTCTCATAAGGCCCGGGATGAACATCCTCAGCCCATGAAGAAGGGTCCCCATTCTTGTAGTCATCGGGGCCTGGATCTTCGAGAGCCGCAGGGTGTGGGTCATCCTGCCAGTACTCCGCATATCCGGGATTTGCCGGAGGGGGAGAAGCCTTCTTTGTACGTTGCAACCATGTACTGCGCTTGCGTGTCATTTCTTTCTCCTCTGAGCACGGAGGTACAACAACCTCCCAAGATCCAATGCTGTTGAATGCCACTTTGAATCCATGTTGGAAGCCAGGATCTTCTGCTTCCATTCAGACATAGAGCCAAGTCTGGGAGAGGCGGACCCTAATTTTAGGACCTCTCTATAAACAGATTGTGGAACATTTCTTCCACGATCTCGATCTGATTGAGCAACCATCTCCAGAAGATCCATGTCATTTCGAGCAAGAAGGACAAAAGCATTCTTCTGGATCGTATCATTGGGGCTACTTACACTGCCCGCGTCGTTCTCCGAGGGGTCTTCAAGATCCTTGTCCACCCTTTGCCGAACTTGATTCAAGAGCTTCTTATAGATCTTGTCCTCCATGTCCTTCCATGGAGAACTCCCCTCATCAGGAGGCCCTGAATCCCCTTCAGGCTCCTCCTCCCCGCCGTCCATATCCCCACCGAAATCAAACTCATCCTCAGCGCCCTTCCTACGATGAGCTTGCTTCTCCACCCCATCCTCAAAGAAGCTTTGATACGGATCAAAAGAGGTATGTGCCGAACGTTGAAGGTCTGGATTCAAGAGCATCCTGAGCACCGCACCCTTGAAGGCCGGGTTCCCTACCCATGAACCCTCAATGTATTGATTGGCACCATTTGGTGAAATTGAGGAGTGCCCGCAGAGTTCTGCAACGATTCTGAATTCACCCTCTTCATCCTGATAGTGCGTTCCCTTCTCATTTCTGATGCAGTTGCAAAGCTCTGCCTCATCATGAGCAACATTCCCGCACTTGGTGCAGATGGTGAAGTCACAAAGAGTGCCCATGGACATTGAGTTCATGACACCCGAAAGGATATCCCTGCACAGATCTGTGTGCCTCC